TTTACAGACATAAGTGTTTCATTATGATTGTTTGGATCTGATGTGTCGTAGTTATAACGAGATGTTATGGGAGGAGAAGGAGGCCCATATTGAATACCAGAAAAACCTACTCTTGAATACATTGATAACTCAGCGACAGCACCACCTTCAGTAGTACTTGCACTAGAACTAAAAGTATTAAATGCTTTTATCCATTCAGTATTAGAAACATCATCTTCGTCTAAAGTTAAATTATTTCTACCAGCAAAACAAACAACAAACTCATCACCTTTTGATGTTGTTGCTGCAAAATCTACTTCTTCTTGCCCTTTAAATTCAGATTCCTTATTGCCTATAACTGCTGCATTTAATAAATTAAATTCTTGACCCATAAAAAATACAGCTACATTATTACCTGGGTACGGTAAAAATCTATATTCAAATTGACTTGTTTCAGGATTTATTCCTAATCCAGGATGATAAATTTTTATGTAATTATATTGAAATTCAGGGGTGTTTCCTTTAACGCAAAACAAACCACTATGTTCATTTTCAACTGCGTTATTTAGATCTTCAAAATCATCATCAGTACCTAATCTTCTTACTTGTAATTTAAAAAATGAATATCGAGTGATATTCATATCTATTCTTCCTGTTTGAAAATTATCTCCATCATTCAAATAATCAGCAAGATCTGAAGCAGAAGGGATACTGTTTAAATTTGTACCACTTATATGACTAAATACTTTTGATTTCAATCCTATTTCTGTTAAAGCGCATGGCCTACTATTTGAAATAGTTGCCATTGCAAGTTTTTGTAAAACAGGCGCACGATAAGGAAAACCATAAACTGTTGACCAATGAGTCATGTTTTGCCTTAGTCGAATAGTTACGCCTTCTACTTTTTCACTACCTTCTTCTAACCATTGTGTTCCTACTACTTGACTATCAAGTAAATTTGGATTCCTAAATGGCATACGACCTGCTGTTCCTGTATAAGATTGCGTAGCTTTTTCTATAACTTCAAAGGTATAAACTCGTCTAATACCTTCTTGATTTGGCCCTTCACTTCTCCAAGGAGTACCAGGAGTTGCTTGACCATTAAAATTTAAAATTTCAGTACACGCAACAACAGCATCACCTGCAAGAAAAGTTTCTCCAATAGAAATATGTCCATCTGTTTCTTCACGAATAGCACGAACCATTGAAACAACATCTTCTATCCCATGAGGAAATGTTCCATACTCTTGATTTTGCTCATAGGTTTGATTGGTTTCTAAAATTGTATAAGTAATTTCATTATCTTCAGCATCAACATCACCTCCTGTAAAACCAGCAAGTGTAGGCCACCAAGTATAATTTTTTTTCTTGTTAACTACGATTGCTCTTTTTGCATTATCTTTTGTGCCTTTTGGTGGTTCGTGTAATTCAAAAGGAAGTTGAACAACATTAGAATTTGGCATTGGACTAAATGCACCAAATATTGCTTGTGTTGTAGGATTTCTTGCACCACTAAAAGGATAAACTTCATCATCTCCAGTAATAGTTGTATTACCTGTTGGAGGATTATTAACTTTCCAACTATCTGCAAACGCATCATCAAAAGGTAAATCTATTCCTCTAACTTTTGAATTATGATATTTATCTCCGTCTGGAAAATCGTCTGTGTGATCGTGTTTATTAATTCTATTAAATGTACCTAAAGGACTAGATTTAAAAAATAAATCTAATTTTGATTTACTGTAAGTTGATAATAAAAGATCACCAATTGCATAGCCTGCAAAATCTGGTCTGACATCTATCTTACCTAAAGAAAACATTACTATTGCTTTTAACTGCTGCAATCGACCTAAACTTTTTAATTGTGACCAAAGCAACTGACCGTTAACTCTTATACCTCCGACAGTTGGCCCTATATCATTTTGATTTGCAAAAACTAATGGTACGGTATCGCCTAATGTTGCGAGTTCTTGAAGGCTATTAAAAGCAAATTGCGGTGCAAAACGCTTGCTACCAATAGCATCTGCACCTTTTATTGATGCCCCTTGTTTAAGGGGTTTTGGTTTAGGCGTTAATAAATAACCAATTGCTATTAATGCAACTTGGAAATAGATTTGCCCCCAAGTAACAGTCCCAAAAGCAACAGCACCTGCTGGCCCTGCTTGTATGTTAGGAATTAATTCATATCCTTTTGGCTTTTGTCCGTTATATTCAGCAGTCTTATCTACAAATTGCCAATAGTCATCTTCACTACAATTTAATAAGTTACATAGTTCTACTTCCGAGGGTAATAGCAACCTTCGACCATGAGGTTGTCGAATGGACTCCAAATGACCACCAACTCTTCTAATCTTTTTTGGTAACTCAGCCATCCTTCCTCATAATAAGCAGCCATGCCATAACCATCATTTGATTTGCATAGACCAATTGTCCCTAGTTTAGGGGGTGAATCAACTCCCCACCTATTTAATTCCTCAAAAAACACGCTGTAATCTTTTTTTCTTAACCTTCGATACCAATCACGCTCTCCTTTAGGAACACTAAAACCATAATTTGCTAACACCGTACGAACCAAAGATAAACAATCACCAGCACCATGTTTTACAGGATCAGCACCTAAACGATATGGAAGACCAATTAATTCATCTGGCCTCACCTACTTTGTATCGAACCAGTAATAGGTAAATGACCAACCATTGCTGTAGTCAAAACCCTGTTAGGTGCGTTAGCTCCAACTGCATCAATCGCACTACTAAGCAATACTTCTACAGTTGTTGGATCGTATGACATAGAAGCTGCAAGCCATGTCTCTCTTGTTAATAATTTATTAGTTGTAAAATCTGTATTCATTAAAAAAGTATCTACATCTATGTGATATTTATTATCTACAGCTTCTCTTGCATGATTCATTCCTAATGTATTGTTGGCAAGAATAAGAGAAGACTGCATATTGTCACCTGATCTATTACGAGCAGCACCTTGATATAGAAAACTTAGAAACAAGAAAGGTTGACCCTCAACAATAATAGGTGTGTCTTGCTTTCCGTTTTGAAATCTATTTTGAATAGAACCACTAACTGTCCTAATTGTTAGGAAGTTTGTTATTGCAACAAGGCTCATAATCCTAGTGACGCTCTACGTCCTCTTGAGTTTTTAAGTGAAGAAATAGTTTTTGATTCTCCTTTAGCGGCAGCCGCACTAATAATGTCACCCACAGCAGATTTAGGAACAAACTCATCACCGTTAAAGTTTAATGTTGGGCCTGTGTAATTCACATTGGTTGCTCCACCACCACTTCTGCCACCATGCATTTCAACCCCAAGTCTGCCGTTATTTCCTCTCTTTAAAGGCATTATTGCTTCAGGGCCAGCCTCTCCCATGATCCCTAATTTCGATCCACCATACTTGAACATAGTTGGTGCGCCTACTACTCCACCTTTTGCGTAAGGAACAATTCCATTGCTTGCAAAAGCATTTCCATTTGCACTAGTCGTAACAGGGAAGCCCATTAATCCCATTAATGGCTTGGTTATAGTTGACCTTATTGCAATTTTAAGCATGTCAGCAATGATACTTTTAGCCAATTGATTAAATTCAAGTTTTCCTGTTTGCACGAATTTAACTAAAGCATCTTCCATTCCTTTAAGCGCACCTACAACTGAATTTTGCATCATATCTGCAAACTTAAATCCATCTTTTGCAAATTTTTCAAGAGGTGACCCACCACCAGAACCTTGCAAATCATCAAAAATTGCTTTTAACTCTTTCCTTATTTCAGCAGCAGTTCCACCCTTTACAAATTTCTCCATAACAGCACCTAAGTCGTCATAAGCTTTCGTTACTGTTGCTAAACGAGTAGTAAGAGCATCAAATCCAAGCATATCTTTTGTAAAATCATCTAAGTTTTCCATTGCTTTTATTTGTTTCTGTAAATCAAGTTTTTCTTTTTCCAACGCTATTCTTTTTCTTATTGATTTTTCAAATAATTCTTCACTAGCAGTTCCATCTTTTAACTTTTCAAACATTTCATTATATTCACCTGTAAATCTCCTAAGTGCGATTGTTGCTGCAATTATTCCTGAAGCAAGTAACACCCAAGGATTTACTACAGCAAGAGCTAATGATTTTGCTTGAGCCGCAATAAATCCTTTCATTGCAAGAGTTGCAGTACCAATTGCAGTACCCATAGTTGCAAAAGCTCCACCCGTAGCAAATGCTTTTATTCCTACGAATACAAGAGCAGGAGTAAGGATTCCAATGATGTCCGTAATACCTACAATTCTTTCTCCAATAAATTTAATAATGGGAACAACAATTTTTGTTAAGCCAAGAAAAGCTTTTGCAACATTTACAGCCGCAGGTAATAGATCTTGCATCAACAAAATCCCTACTTCTTGTATCTCTGCTCCAACAGGTTGCAACGTCTTACCAACTGCTATCCGTAGATCATTGAATGCAACTCTTGCTCTTGCACCAGCATCTTGACTTGATTTTCCAATTTCTTTAGCAACATCAACATATTTACCACCCAACAGAGTCAAGAATTTTTCTAATTGAGCTAAACCAACAGTTCCATCTTTTAAAGCTTTCTGCAAATCAGCAGTTGAAGCATATATATCACTATTAGCCTTTTGAAATTCAACCACAGCCGCTGGAAATCTTTCACCCAGTTGCCCAGAAAGTTCTTCGGCTGATACCTTGCCTTTTGAATAGATTTGAACAAGTGCAGTTATCGCTGCTTTTGCATCTTCTGCACCACCAGCAGTACCTTTAATTGCTGCAAGTACGTTATAGAAAGCAAGTCCAGCATTATGTACATTTCCTCCAGCACCAATAACCGCAGCACTTAAACGAGTCATTCCTCGAATTGCTACTTCTTGAGGAACATTGAAATCTCTAACAGCTTTATCTGCTTGGGCTATGGCTAAGGCATACGCTTCTGCTGAAGCTTCCGCATCTCCTTGAACTCTTGTTGCTGCTTTTAATGCAATCTTTGCTTTATCAATATCTGCTGCATAAGTAGTTGCACTTCCTATTCCTTCAACAGCAGGTTTTAAAGCAAATCCTGCTGCTATTCCACCAGTTGCACCTGCGGCAAATCCTCCTCCTAATGCACTACTTATTCCACCCCCTATTAATCCAGTTACACCAGGCAGCGGCCCTCCAAAAGCAGTAGCTCCTGCAATACCAGTCAAACCTTGCATTAAATCTTTACGACCAAACTTCGATTTATTCATCGAAGAATTTGCTGAATCGATAGCAGTTTTTACACGAATAATTTCTTCTGTAAGAAGTCGAAACTGTCTTGAACCAATTCTTGCACCTTCTCTAACTCTTGTTAAAGCATCTACTTGTGCATTTAACCCACCAATTGTGTTGTTTGCACCTTTACCTACTCCTAAAATTGCTGTTCTTAAACCTTTAATTTGTCTTTGACTTAAAGCCGCATTAGTTTCTAATTTTTTAAAAGTTCTACCAAGACCTTGAATTTGTTCAAAACCTTTTAAGTCCAATTTTAAAGTGAGTTTTTCTAACATTCCAGCCATATTAGGAGTCCTTCTTATGTATTTCAGTAAGTGCCGTGCTTTCCATGATTTTTAAATCCTCAAGCATTGCTCGTCTGTTCTCTACATTGTATAGGTCAAACAAACCTCCTGCACTCAATAGAACCTCATATTTTAATCCAACATAGCCACTCATAGAAACATTCCATTGAGTTTGCATTCTTAGAAACATTAATACTGTTTCCCAATTCTCTTGCCACACAACAAATCCATCTTCTTCTTCTTTTGGTTTCTCAGGTAATTTGATGCCAAAAATTTTAGCATCTTCATTTACCTGTTCATCTGATCCGCTGCCACCCGAAACCCAGTAAAGGGCAGCATCAATTAGTTTTTTCCTTGTGCATTCTGATAAAAATCACTAAAAGCAGTTACAACACCAGCAACAAAATCAACATCTTCAGAGAAAATTTTTAATTCTTTATCACAAAAAGGAATAGCTTTTCCTTCTTCATCTTCAATCTGATCCCATCCAGCAATTATCTTTTTTAAAGCAGTAAAATCTTGTTCTGCATCAAACTTAACAAGTTCTGACTTCTTTAATCTTTTAAATTTAATAATAAAATTATGAATATCAAATTCACCAGGACTTGTTTCTGACGGTTTTTTTACTTCAACAGGCCAAGGATAGGCTGCTACCTTCTTCCTAACAAAACTCATAAGATAAGTAATAGAGATACTTTGACACTCTACTCATAAAAAGAGAGGGCGTAAGCCCTCTATCTATATACAAGCGTAAACTCATCGTTTCCACTTGTTGAAGGACAAGCAGTGACTGGAATTTCAGCCATTACAACTCCATTCAACTCTGTATAAGAAACATCTCCAATGTCTATCTTGGTAGATGCAAACTGAACAATATTTCCTGCGGCTGTTCCATGAGTAAAGGTCAAATTACCCAAAGAAGTATCGGTGAGTGCGGCAGCAAAATAATCTTTAGTTGCAACTGTCACCGCTTCTAAAGTTACAGATCCAGTTGAATTACGATCTGTAATTAACACTTCTTTTGTTCCTCCGACAAGTTCCATGTATTGGGTCGTTACACCAGCGTCAAAGTTGACTGACTGAAGCGCACCAGCATATGAAAGCAATTGAAATCCAGTTGTATTTCCATTCTTAAAGATTAATGGAGTTGCTTGCGCCCCATAAGTAACAGTAGGCAACGCAGCATCTGTTGGAGCTACATATATGCCTTGGAAAGCAAAATTTAATTTAGGAATTTCTCCTACAGAAGCTTCTAAAGCCCAGCTTCCTCTACAACCTGTCGTCTTATGTAAGACACCATCTACGTTGTAGTAAATAGTTGCTGACTCAAACGATCCAGATACAGGTGCATAAGTAACACTTGTATTAGCAGCGACTGTCTCGCTAAAGCCACATGCTCTTAGAGCCTTCCCAACTCTAGGAGCTGTGCCTGCTGCTGTTGAGCCAGCAAGTTCTACAGAGAAGCTACATTCAACTCTTGTATTAGCTAGTAACTGCCTTGAAGAGCCAAGATACGGACGTATTAAATCCCTTGGGATTGCATCACTCGCTTGTGGAGTTATCGACAGATCGCTTACTAGTATTGCGTCTGCTCCCGTTGGAGTTGGATCTGTTCCGTAACTGCTTTCCAGTTCCAGAAGAATTACTCGTTTCCTTTCCAGAAGTGCCATTGTCGTTTACCTGATTTGGGATAGAGGGAGAAGTGCGCTTGATTAAAGTGCGTTCGCCTGTTTCTGGGTCAAGCGAATAACTACCGCCTTCGCTTGGATTTACTTCGTTCATAGTAGAGGAAGTGGGTTGTTAGGCATAACCTTTAAGACGACAAATTGTTGTAAGCAGAACGATAATCGACTTCATACTCACACATTATGACTCCAGCAGGTTGATCAGCTTCAAGAAATTCAAAGCTGGTACTAGATGGTCGTATATCTAAAGCAAGTCCTCCCAAGGTAGGATCATTTACCATTTTTGTATGAAGACTTTCAATAGTTGGATCTGCAACATTATCAGGAACATTCCCTCTAGCAATAACAACAACTCGAACAGTTAACGTCCAATCAATTTTTAAATAAGTAGCTGAATTTATACTTGGTTGATCATTTACTGGCTCAATAACAATTGATGGAGTATCTGCTCTTTTGAACGCTTCTGGCCTACTTCTGAAAATACGAGTCCCTACTCCAGTTGTTCCAGCTAATTGAGTTTTTAAAGCAGCAAGGATTTGTTCTCGTTTAGTAGCCATCTTTATTTAAGTCTTAGTAAGAGAAACTATGCATAAGACACCATCATCTATTTTTCTAACACTACGCACCGTATAAGCTGCTCCGTTAACAGTAAGACTTGCATTAAAATCTAACCCACCTAAATCTGAATTTTTAGCTGTTAATTGATAATCGGTGGTGAGAACAACTCCATCAGCAATAACTTCATCGGGCTGTTCAAGAATGCCTTTCACAGTAGATCCTCCAGACACAACAGTATCTGAAAAATCCTCAAAGAAAATATCTATGTCTTCAGTGAATGCCATAAGAAAAAGCCCCCTCGCAGACGTAAGGAGGCCATAAATAAATTAGCCGTACTTTTTCAAACCGAATCCATTTACAGAGAATGTAAATGATTGGCCTGATGAACCGCCAATTGTGTACTTGATGCGAACGTAACGTCTTGCATCATCTTTATTTACAGAAACTGCTTGAGCGGCAGCCGTACCAGTCACCTGAGTGAAAGCAACAGCACCTGAAGCAATAGCTGCAAATGAGGAGTTGTCAGCAGAATCTTCGATTGTTACATCGAGAGTTGGACTTGTACCAGCACCAGCAGCAGAATCTAAAACGAATACAACGTCACCGTCATAAACTCTTAAATCAATACCACTTGTTTGGCCTGTAGCAGTCCTAGCTGCTGTGGGATGACCTGCGATCAAAGTTAATTTGCCGAGGTTCTGTTGAATAACTGACATTTAAGCTGTCTCCTTTTTAGGAGTAGAAGGTTGTACTTTTGGAGTCGCAACTTTAGGTGTTGCAGCCGCAACCTTCTTTGCAGCAGGTGCAGCTTTTTTAACAACAGGCTCAACGAATAGTTCAGCCTTGTTACTGCTAAGTAACATTCGACCTACGTTCTCTTCAACTTCAAGTGTGGAGCCAGCCTTTTTAATAAGGCCAGCCACCATCACTCCTCTGATGAGTTTTACCTTCATCAGTTTATGTTCCGAGGCAGAAAGCAGTTGGCTGTTTAACACCGAAATCAACGTCTTGTAACGCCACTATTCTAATGCTTCCTGATTTAGACATTGCATAAGGATCAACAGTCAAATCAAGACCAGACCAGAACGCAGCTATCAACTGACTAAAGTCACCGAATAAGCAGTCGTTGTTTGTTAACTGGTTAGAAACAATTACTGGATAACCATTGATTTCATTGTTCGCAAAAACAAATTCACCTGATCCAGCATCTTTCTTAACGCTCTTCAATCCACCTCTAGCAGTCGCATTAACGATGTACTTGAGTGCGCCTTGATCAGCGTTAGCAACAGCAACGTCTGTTTCCATTGCGATCAACTCAGCAAAAGTACCAACGCCAGTGACTGTTGCAGTACCAATACCAGTTGTATTTGTAATACCAGTTGGCTGGTTAGATGAACCTGAACCGTAGATAGCAGCAGTATCTAGAGCAAGAGCAATTTGCTTCGCAATATCATTACGAACCATTGTCTCAACAGAAATGCTTGTCTGAAGGAGAAGCTTTCTTGTGTAATCAGTAGTAGCACCAATTGTCTTAGGTGTGAGGTTCACCTGATCGAAAGCCTGTTGGCTCTCAGTTACATCAGATCCTTCTCCAACCCAATAGGCGGTACTCGCTGAAGTTTGTCTGGGGATACTTACGTTTCCAGAAAGGCCATTCAAGGTAGTAACACCAGCCTGCATTACAGCCATTCTGTTACGAAGAATGTCTATAAATGAACCAGCAAGAAGCTCAGTCTCAACTAAGTTTCCACCAGCAGTTGCAGTACCTACGTTTAAGTCTCTTGTATATCCTTGGAGAACTTCATTAGGAACCAAAATTCCAGAAGCAGGCTTGTCATAACGCTTTGCAGCTTCCTCAGAAACTTCACGCTCAAAAGCAGCAGCTTCTTGTGCATTTCTATCTGTTGGATTAGCTAATGCTGTAATAGCTCTGAGGAAAGAAAAGCGTTGTACTTCTTTTGCCTCTAAACCAACTTCGTTGGAACTTGGGTTCATGTCAGTTGACCGTATAGGAGTGTTGCTTGACTCAGACCTTTTAGAAATAAGGTCTAAAATTTCACCGTTAACTTCACTAACAGACTTATTGTCTTTAATGAATTTTTCGGTGAGGTCGTCTGCGCCATGTTGGCGACAAACGGCATAAATAGTGGAAGTACGAACTTGCTCTTCTTCAACAGCACGTTTTACTTCAGCCGCTGTATCTACTTCAACAGATCTCTCTGATGTTTCGACAGCAACTTCTGGAGCTTCCACGGCAGGAGCCGTATCCACCACAGTTTCTTGTGATTTTTCTTCCATAGATGGAACCGAGGGTGATGCGGTTTGTGCCGCAGAACGTATCTCCTCTTCAGGAGAATTGTTATCAATACTAATAGTATTAGGTTGTGAGGTTTCAGTCACCTCTTCAGAAGGTGAGATTAGTGACCGTCCTATGCCAACTGTAGGGTCAGCAGGTATGGGCGTTACCGATATCTCATGCACCATCCAGTCATCTGCAACGAACGCTCCGTCTTCTTCTTCCATATTCTTTATTTGATAACCAAACGATATTCCACGCAAAATTCCATCTTTTACGTCTTCTAAGACTTCAGAAGCAAATTTATTGCGTGAAAAACGTACTTTTGCATATGCACGTTTTTTATCTTTATCGATATACGCACGTTCAACAATGCCTATATGTCTATCTGGATCATGGTTCCAAAGGAGTGGTGCAGCACCAGAGTTAAGACGACTAAAATCAATTGATTTGTCATCATGCTTTAACACTTCTTTACCAAAATATCTTTCTACTGGATATTCAGAACTAAATGGAAATTCAAAAGTTCGACCTTTGCCAACACTTCTAAACTCTGTGAGTTCTGTTCTTTGATATTTTTCTAAAGGATCTCTCCTTTCGATAGATGTTTCTTGTTCCATGTTTTCAGAAGAACGAATTGGGCTGATTTTAGTCAACGTGCTGAACTTATGACCAGCATAAGTATCATCAGTTTCTTCATTATCCCTATAAATCTTTATTAGTGCAGCAGGATCATCTTCTGTACCCTTAATTGTAAAACTACTATTTGGAACATCAATAGAACCATCTCTAGTAATTTTTGTAATTCTGCCTGCTGCTCTACCACCTGAAGAAGACCAAGACACAAAATCACCAACACTTAATGCATTAGGTTCTGCTCTTTCATTTTCAGTAGACATAGTACGTTCCCTAGCTTTTTTAATTGAATTAGATTTTGATCTGGCCCATGTTTGACCAGCATCGCCACCCCATGCGGCCCATGCTACTCGACCTTTAGAAGGATAACCTTCTTCACTAGGACGAAAGCCTTTTCCTGATTTGTCTGACTCATGTCTAGCAAACCATGCGTTCATTGTAATAACAACATCAGCAGACATTTCGCTTCCACTCAATATTTGTGTTGCTCTTCTTGCAGCATCATCAGTTCCACCAGCTTCTCCCTCCTTTTTCCATTCCTTATATCTCTTTGCTTCCGTCTTCATTCCAGAAGTAGGAGTCAAATTAATCTCAGTTCCATTTACATTTGCCATTACTTCTTCCTCCTCTTACGAGTAGTAGGTTTACTTTTGACTTCAGCTTGACCTACATCTAATGCAAGTTCTTGCTGTACTGGCTCAAATTTTAAATCCTTATCAAGAGTTATATCTAAATTATTTGCCACTTCTTGTTCTCTAGACAACTCAGCAGCTATATCGTCATAATCACCACCACTTGTTGCTGCTATCACTTGTGACTTAGTCATATAACCAGCCTGCTCTGCTTCTCTATAAGCTCGCACCTCTTTTAAAGGATCTACATAGTGTTGTGCTGGTGGAGTCCATCTTGGCTTGCAATATCTCATTGGCCTTGAAGAATAATCAGCAAAATCAAGTTGACCACTTAAAACAGCCAATGAAAGCCACTCTTTAAACACTCGATAATGAAAATTATCTATTAAATAACGCTGAACAAATCTCCAATGTTCCCTATCTTCCAACAACGACAACCTTGAACTTGAATAATTAGTTTCACTAAAATCTTTGCTAATCGTTTCAAAAGAACATCCAAATCCAGTAGCAAATCTGCGAATTTTATTCTTGACGAACATTTCATATTGCTGACTTGGATAATCAATATCTGGAACATGAACTGATTCGCCAGGCATTAAATAATTCCATTGACCTGGCTGAAAATCTTGTACTCGTTGACCAGTTTCTACGTCATCACCAATTAACTCTCCTTCATTATTCTGCACAAACCCCATGATACTTGCAGCCGCCCTAGCTCTAATAACAGCGGCTTCTTCATAGCCTTGCAATTGATGGGCATCAGCCATAACACTATGGAACCAAGGCACACCTCTGTTCTGACCTGGCCTTTCAGGCATGAACAAATGAATTACATCTTTAGCTGGTAAGAAAATATGATCTTTACCTGCATTGGTAGGATTTAAGTAATAAGCATCTCCTGGATGTCGAGTTAAAATTGCATATCTGGTAGGTCTTCCCCATTCATCAACTTCCACGCCATTTCTCCACTCATTATTTTTTGCAGTTACCTTGCCGTTATATTCTTCATCTAATAAATCACTTTCAATTAATTGAAGAGCTAAAGGAACACCAGCCTCTCCAAAAGGCTTACGAACAATTCTAAATATTGCCTCTCCAGATTCAGGTAATGCACCAGTGGCTAACCATTCAAATTGGTGAAAACTATGACGGCCTGCTGTATCACAATTCTCTGGCCTACACCAATTAGCCCATGCTTCTTCAATTGCTTTATTAGCTCTTACATCTCTTTTATTTCCTCTTACTTGAGTAACTAACGACTGAAATTTCATTCCAGTTCCAACAACATTTATTTGTGTCGTTCTTTTTGCTTGCTTTGCGTAAGGATTATTCCTAACCATCTCCCTACTTCTATCTCTCAACTTCCTCAGACTTCCTCTAATTTCAGCGTCAGCACTTAACTGACTACTCATCCAATTAGCTGTCAATCGATCTGATACCGCACCTTGATACGCTCTAATTTGTCGCTTTGGTTTAACGATGTCTGAAACAGCAGATTGAGCGAACCCATCTCCTGATGTCCAGAATCCTTTCCAAGCATTTACAATTCCCATTGGTTTTCTCAGTTAAAGCGAACAAACAAATTGCGAGGATTGCCAAGTCCATTGGCTATTTTTTCAGAAGCTTCTTCTCTAGCCAATTCAGCCTTTAGTTTGGCTTCTAATTGGAATAATTCTGCTAATTCATATTTTTTTGCTTGTCTTGTACCAATTTTATATTCTTTTACGCCTCCACCTGACGCAACTGCACGAATTGCTGTTTGAACTTGATCTAAATCTTTTCTAATCTGACTTCTGCCGTCAAAAGCAGCAGCCGTACCGCTATAAGCAAGAGAAGGTAAAACTTCAAACTGACCACTTAATATTGTTTGTTTTTCTGCTGAAGATTTATCAGCAACTGCTTGAAAGTACCAATTTCCAGCGTCAAAATTAGCTGTAACAGTCGATGCAACCGAAAATTGCCAACCCGATAAATACGCTGTGCTGGTCACAGTTGCCCCTTCAGCAGCAGTATTTGTCCTCAAATAATAAGTAACTGACCAATCTGTACTGGTAATAGCATTACCAAATACGTCTTGTGTCTCCGAATCTCGCCACTGAAGTATGTCTCCAGCACGAACTTTAGAAGGAATAGTCATGTTTAATCACCAATTAGCGACAAAACTACGCTTTTTAGCTGCTTTTTGTCTCCCTGATCTTAGCGGAACCTCCTGCTTAGGCTCTTCAGGGTTACGCTTCTTTTCTAATTGATCCCAAATTGTTCTTCGATCATATCTTTGCTTAAACCTGCAAAACGCAGCGTAGGCATACACCATTTCATCTAAAGCCTCGTTTCTAGCATTACTTTTTTTAACCCAAACTCGTTCTTGGTATCCGTGT